CAAAGGACGCGGCGCGTACGGGTTCAGGATTTTAATGGTCAGACCATTCAATGATTAGTCAACTTTAGGAGAAACATGGCAGGCAAAGGCCCAGCGCCAAAGGACGCAGAACAGCGTCGGCGCCGCAATGCAGACCCTGTACCAACGCAGGTCGTAGTGCAAGACGGTATCTTGCGCGGTCCTGATTTGCCCGCTGGATACCCTTGGCACACACAGACCTTTACTTGGTGGGACACTTGGCGCAAGTCAGCGCAAGCTGCCACATTCACAGACACTGACTGGGATTTTTTAATCGATACAGCCCTGTTGCACTCGTCCTTTTGGAACGGTGACAACGTGGGAGCAGAATTGCGGCTCCGAGTCGCGAAGTTTGGCGCTACACCAGAGGACAGAATGCGGCTTCGGTTGCAGGTCGATGGTGAAGCAGAGGGGGCCAAATCTAACAAGACCCTATCTGACCAGCGACGAACTCGTTTGTTGAGAGTGGTGGGGGAGCTTGACAAAGAAGAAACGGCAACAGAGTAGCTTTATCTCGCTCGGTTGGGACGCGATTGACTGGATTGAGACCTATCTAGTCCACGGACCAGGCGACGTGCAAGGCGAGGCCATAGTCTTAGATGACGAGCAAGCGGCTTTCATACTCAAAGCATATGAACTCGACAAGAACGGGAGACGAGTTGTTCGGCGTGCGTTTTTCTCGCGGCCCAAGGGTCGTGCGAAATCTGAGCTGGCTGGAATGCTCGTATGCTTCGAGGCTCTCGGCCCTGCTCGCTTTGACCGTTGGGACCAGTTCGGCAACCCAGTCGGCAAGCCAGTGCAGTACCCGTTCATCAGATGTCTAGCGACTGAAGAGTCGCAGTCTGGCAACACGTACGATAACGTGCGCTACATGCTAGAACACATTAAAACGAACTTTGGCACCGAGTACCCAGGCATTGACGTGGGTTTAACTCGCACATTCTTAAAAGGTGGCGGCGAAATCGTGCCATCAACAGCAGCTTCTGCATCAAAAGACGGCGGCAAAGAGTCTTTTGCTGTTGCAGACGAAACACACCTCTATTCGAGCCCCGAGCTCAAGAGAATGCACGAAACCGTTCGGCGTAACCTCGCCAAGCGCAAAGTAGCAGACCCTTGGATGCTCGAGACTTCGACAATGTATTCGGTCGGCGAGGAATCAATCGCCGAACAAACGCACCGCTTATGGATTTCGATACAAGAAGGCCGCACTAAAAATCCAGGCCTGTTATTCGACCACAAGCAAGCGCCCGAAGTTCCAGACCTGCAGGACAGCGAGAAATTGAAAAAAGCGCTCGCTGTCGTGTATGGCCCCGCTTTCAAATGGCTGGATGCCGACCGTTTAATGGCCGAAATCCAAGACCCTATGACGAAAGCGTCGGACGCAAGGCGTTACTTTTTAAACCAGCCGTCCACGGACACTGACCGCTACATGGACATCACAGCATGGAACGCAGCGGCTGAACCTGAAGAGCTGGCAGAGGGCACGGAAGTCGTGCTCGGTTACGACGGTTCGCGGAAAGACGACTCCACTGTCTTGGTTGCGTGCCGCGTTGAAGACGGCAAGATTTTTCAACTCGAGTGTTGGGAGCGACCACCTGGACCCGCGGGTTACGGCTGGGAAGTCCCAAGAGTCGAAGTTGATGAGGCTGTGAGGATAGCTTTCACCAAGTATAAAGTGCACAAGATATGGGCAGACCCATCGGGCTGGCAGTCTTACCTTGACGCTTGGAACTCCACTTTTGCCGACAAGGTAGTCGCGGTTTATCCTTCAAGCCAGCGAAAGTTAATGGCGCAGGGTCTAGACCGCTTTCTCGAGGACATTCTCGAGGGCCGTTTGAAACACAGCGGCAAAGCAGAACTTACAAGACACGTGACAAACGCGGTACCAACACGGTATGGCCAAGTCATGAAGCCATCACAAAGTCACAAGATTGACGGACTGATAGCTGCAGTGCTCGCCTATCTTGGTCGCACAGATGCTCTTATTAACCCAGAACCAGTGGCGCCGAAAGTCGCCTATCGCACGATTCAAGTCTAGGAGAAAAATGAAGCGTTTTGATGCTGGACTTGCGATTGAAGTGCTTGGCGTCGCTTTGGTGACGGTTGGTTTGGCTTTGTTTTCACCACCGATTGCTCTCATCGCTCTCGGTTCCTTCCTCGTTTGGGCTACAGAAAAGGCTAATTGATGACAGCTGGCATTTACAACGCGACTATTGACCAAGGTTCGGTGTGGTCGGTCGTGCTTGTGTACACCGATTCCAATAATGCTCCTGTCAACTTGACTGGCTACACTGCAGCGATGCAGCTGCGACAGACTTACAGTTCTGAAGTTGCCAACTTGACGCTGACAACAGCGAATGGTGGCATTTCGATTGTCGGTGCTACAGGCACAATCACAATCAACGCCACTGCAACACAGACTGGCTTGCTTGACCCAGGTTTTTACGTTTATGACCTCGAGCTTACATCAGGTTCTAATATATCTCGCCTAATCCAAGGCCAGTTGACGGTAGCAGAGCAGGTGACACGATAATGGCCAACAAAGTCACAATCAATCAGACCAACAACACAGTTGAGGTTTCTGCTCCTGGCCCACAAGGCGGTCAAGGACCAACTGGCCCAACGGGTGCAGTCGGTGCTACAGGTCCCACAGGTGCGCAAGGCATTCAAGGCGTTACAGGTCCCACAGGTGCACAAGGTGTAACTGGTCCAACAGGTGCGCAAGGTATCCAAGGCGAAACAGGCCCAACAGGTGCACAAGGCATTCAAGGCGAAACTGGCCCAACAGGCGCACAGGGCATTCAAGGCGTGACTGGTCCAACAGGCTCACAAGGCATTCAAGGCGAAACAGGCCCAACAGGTGCCCAAGGCATCCAAGGTGTAACTGGTCCAACAGGCGCACAGGGCATTCAAGGCGAAACAGGCCCAACAGGCCCACAAGGTATTCAAGGTGTAACTGGTCCAACAGGCGCAGTCGGTGCGACAGGACCACAAGGCATTCAGGGTGTGCAAGGCATTCAAGGCGAAGTTGGCCCAACGGGTCCACAAGGTATTCAAGGTGTGACTGGCCCGACTGGCGCCACTGGTGCGGATTCGACAGTCACTGGCCCAACAGGTGCACAAGGTATTCAAGGCGCAACAGGTCCAACTGGTGCACAAGGCATCACAGGCGAGACGGGTGCTACTGGTCCCACAGGCGCAGTCGGTGCGACGGGTGCCACTGGTCCAACAGGCGCAGCTTCAACAGTGCCAGGTCCAACAGGCCCAACTGGAGCACAAGGTCAGTCGTCGTCTTTCTATGACTACACAATCAAGACATCTATCACCTCTGGCGACCCAGGCTCTGGCCATATTCTTTACAACAACGCGACTCAAACGAGCGCGACAGAGCTGAACGTCAGCCACATCGACGGCGACGGCTATGACATAAACATCTTTTTGCATTTGCTTGCGGCGAATGACAACATCGTCATTCAAGATGCTAGCGACTCCGCGAACTTCCAGAAGTGGACGATAACCGCAGCGCTGACTGAGGCTGTTGGTTACGACACAATTCCAGTCTCTCTGATTGCGTCTGGTGGAACTGGCACAGCTGGCTTTTCAAACAATAGCTCCATCTTTTTGGCAATCGTGTCTGGTGGCACAGTCGGCCCAACAGGGCCAGCTGGCGCAACAGGCGCGACAGGTCCAACTGGCTCTGCTGGCGCCACTGGTGCAACAGGCCCAACAGGCGCACAAGGTATCGCTGGCCCAACAGGTGCCACAGGCCCTGCAGGTGTTGACGGCGCAACTGGACCCACAGGCCCACAAGGCGAACAAGGCCCTACAGGCCCAACAGGCGCACAAGGCATTCAAGGTGTCACTGGTCCAACAGGTGCACAAGGCATTCAGGGCATTCAGGGTGTACAAGGCATTCAAGGCGAAACAGGTGCCGCTGGCCCAACAGGCCCGCAAGGCGAACAAGGTGTCACTGGTCCAACAGGTGCACAAGGCATTCAAGGCGTAACTGGTCCAACTGGTGCACAAGGAATCGAAGGCGTAACAGGTCCGACAGGGCCGCAAGGCGTTCAGGGTGTCACAGGCCCAACGGGTCCACAAGGCATTCAAGGCGTAACAGGTCCGACAGGTGCACAAGGTGATGTCGGCGCCACTGGCCCGTCAGGCCCACAGGGTATTCAAGGTGTAACAGGCCCGACAGGCCCACAAGGCGATGTTGGTGCCACTGGTCCAACAGGCCCACAGGGCATTCAAGGAGAGACTGGCCCAACAGGCGCACAGGGCGATGTCGGCGCGACAGGCCCAACAGGCCCAACAGGCCCACAAGGCGACATTGGTGTCACAGGCCCAACGGGTGCTACGGGCGCGACGGGTGCTACTGGGCCGTCGGATTTCACACTTGTGTTTATGGGTGCCTACTAAAATGACAATGAACTGGAGCTAATCAATGCCACAAGTATCAAAGGCACTCTTTCGTGGAGCTGCAACCACAACAACAACCACAACCCTTTACACGGTTCCAGCATCAACAACGACCGTTGTGACCGACATTGTTGTCACTAACACTGCGGCTGTGGCTAGTTCTTTCTCTATCTCGCTTGATGATGTCAGCATTGCAACGACTGTCACAGTCGGTGCCTATGATTCGACAGTCGTTCCATTAAAGCAAGTGTTGGCGACAGCTAAGACGATTAAAGGT